TGTGTTGTTGTTATTGGTGCGAAGTTTTTTAATTTAGAAGAAAAATGTATTAGTTATGTTGCAGCGACAAGAGCGAAAGAGTTATTGATTTGGACAAGAGGAACAAAGAAGAGAAAGAGAAAAGTTTATAGTTGGGAATAAAAAAGAGACCCTCAGTTGAGGGTCTTTATAATATCTATTTATTTATTTTATTCTCCAACTATTTTAGAAGCATATGTACTCCAATTAGTCGCACTTTTATAGGCGTCAACCGATGCAGCTGGAACATAAATTTTACAATCTCCTGGGATCCCATTAAATGTATCTGTGTAAATATTTGGAGGGGTAGTTGAAAGAATGTGATATTCGCCCATGCTGCGACAATTATTAAACGCAAGGTGTCCTATACTTGTAACGCTTTCTGGAATAGTGATACTTGTTAAACTATTACAATTACTAAACACATTTTGTCCTATGATTGTAATGCCTTTTGGAATAGTAATGCTTGTTAAACCACTACAATAACTAAATGCCTGTTCCCCTATATTTTTAACACTTTCTGGAATAGTGATGCTTGTTAAACTGCTACAACCATTAAATGTATTTGATTCTATAGTTGTAATAGTTCCTGGAAGAATAACACTTGTTAAACTATTACAACTACTAAACACATTTTGTCCTATACTTGTAACGCTTTCTGGAATAGTGATACTTGTTAAACTGTAACAAGCACTAAACGCTTTTTTCCCTATACTTTTAACACTTTCTGGAATAGTGATACTTGTTAAACTGTAACAAGCACTAAACGCAGATTCTCCTATGCTTGTGACACTTTCTGGAAGAGTAACGCTTGTTAAACTATTACAACCATCAAATGTATTTAATTCTATGGTTTTAACACTTTTTGGAATAGTGATGCTTGTTAAGTTGTTACAATAACCAAACGCCCGTGTCTCTATGTTTGTAACGCTTTCTGGAATGGTTACACTTGTTAAACCACTACTACTAAACACCATTTCTCTTATACTTGTAATACTATCTGAAAGAGCAATGCTTGTTAAACCACTACAAACACTAAACGCAGATTCTCCTATACTTGTAACACTTTTTGGAATAGTGATGCTTGTTAAACTCTTACAATTATTAAACGCAGATTCTCCTATGCTTGTAATACCCTCTGGAATAGTGATACTTGTTAAACTATTACAACCATAAAACGCATTAGGACTAATACAATTAATAAAATCACCAACAAATACTTTATCAATACATTTAGAACCATAGAAAATTACTGCTGCAGAATCAAATTGATTGTTACTCAACAGACGAGTTGTAGAACTTAATCCACGAATTTCAAACATCCCATCTATTATATTCAGAGTTATAACATATTCACCTTCTGATGCGTAAATATGTTTAAGAGTAGTAAGATCATCTAAAGAAGTACCAACCATAGTATCAATTGCACTTCCGTCTCCCCAATCGACTTCTGCTGTTCCATTTAAATTAATACCTAAATAAGGAGATAATCTTCCAGCATACAACTTAATATGGATTCTAGTTTTTCCATCAGATGTAATATAAGTTTGACCAATGTTCAACATTCTATACTCTTGAACATAAGCCTGTGCATCCTCTAATGACCAGTTCCAACCTTGAGATGTAAGCCCATCATGAGTCGGATTCTCTGGCATCTGCTTTAATGCGAGAAATTCATCGGCAGTGTAGGAGTGTAAAACTTCCCCGTCATAGTCATAGAAATTGACGGTTTTTTCAGCAGTTTTATCTCCGCCACCACTGTCTTTTGCAAATTGATCTAACATACTCCCCAATACATTCCTGTTCGTATTTTCTGGAGTCTTTGTTACGTATTCTAAAATTGCTTCTTTATTCATTTATACCTCCTTTAATTATCTATTATTCTTTAATAGCACGAATTATATTCGCATAATCTTTCCATCCATCTGCTGTTTTATAAGCGTCAACGGATTCTGCCGGAACGTAAAACTCACAAGCTCGATTAATTTCTTGATTTATATCACAAAAAACATCTGTTCCAAGAGTAGGAGGCGTGGTTGGTAAGAATGTATATTTTGTCACATCCGGACAATTATAAAATGCCTTATTTCCAATCTCTGTAACAAGCTCAGGAACAACTACAGAAGTAAGTCTTCCGCAACCATTAAAGACACCAGCTCCTAATTTTGTCAAACTTTTAGAAAGTTTAACAAAGTAAAGATTTTCACACCCTTGAAATGCACTATTATCAATAGTTGTAACTTTATCAGGAATAATAATTTTTCTTAAATTAATGCAATCTTTAAACGCTGCATTGGTAATAGTTGTAACACTATATGGAATTACAATATTTCTTATATTTTTACAACCAGTAAACGCCCCATTCGTAAGCATTGTTACACCCTCTGGAATAACAATATTAGTTAAACTATAACAATCAGCAAAATTATAGCTCCCCATATCTGTTACTTTTTCGGGAACAGTGAGTGTTTTTAACAAATAACAACTCATAAAAGATTGACTATTTATTGCGAGTAAATTAGGCGGAAAAGAAATATATTCAAGATTACAACAACCAGTAAATCCATTATATCCTATGTTATTAACACTATTTGGAATTGTAATTCCTCTTAAACTAGAACAGTATTGAAAAATGGAACCTCCACCAAAATTTGTTACCGTATTTGGAATAGTTACAGTAGTTAATTCATTACAACCTGAAAAAATACTAGCATTTAAATCAACAGATTTTCCAAGGTAAACCTCTTTTATTGAAGTCGTATGGTTAAAAGGAGAACTATAATAAAACACAAATGATCCGCTTAAAACTTCTATAGTTATTATGTATTTTCCAGGACTTGAATAACTATGAGATTTATGAATCAGAGCGTCAAGAGAACTTGAAGACACTATTTCTTTTGCACCTTCTTCTCCCCAATCGATTTCAACTTTTCCATTTACGCATATACCTAGCCGTTGCGTTTCATATGAAGGAAAGTTTTCTTCTAGTAGTTCAATATAAATCCTCGTCTTCCCATCATCTGTAATGTACATTTGCCCAACTTCCAAAATCCCATATTTTGAAACATAATCTTGGGCTTCCTCTAATGTCCAATTCCATCCTTGAGCCGTAAGTCCTTCATGTGTTGGGTTTTGTGGCATCTTATTGAGGGTAAGAAATTCTTCGGCAGTATAACTCTCAACACGTGTGCCATCATAATCATAAAAGTTAACATTTCTCTTTGGTGCGTCAGTAGCACCTGATCCGCTGCTACTTAAAAAAGAGTCCAGCATACTACTCAAAACATTCCTGTTCGTATTCTCCGGTGTTCTAGTAGCATAATCTAAAATTGTTTCTTTATTCATTTATACCTCCAGTAATACATATTATTACTTTTTTTTATTTTATAAAATTAAAACTCCTATAATTAAGTATTTTTTTCTATATTTTCTATAACACTTTAATTAAATTTGCATTTTTTTACTTTTTATAGTATAATAATTATATATAGTAAGGAGGTAAAGATGGAATACAACGCAAATAACATAGAAACGCTATCCTTTCTAGACGCAGTCAGAACAAGGGTTGCTATGTATATGGGAAGTGCAGACAATCAAGGTGTTCTTCAGTGCGTACGAGAACTAATCACCAACTCCATAGATGAAGCAACCATGGGATACGGGGATCAAATTATCGTTGAATTAGATAAAAATAATATGATTACCGTAACAGATAATGCAAGAGGGGTGCCTTTTGGAATTCGTGAAGATGGTAGTGAAGCAATGGAGGCAATCTACACTTTACCACACACTGGTGGCAAATTTAATGAAAAAGTTTACCAAAATGTTGCGGGAATGAATGGCATTGGCTCCAAAGGTGTGGCACTCTCATCTTCTTATTTTCAGGCAGATTCTTTTAGAGATGGTAAACACGCAACTTTAATTTTAAAAGAAGGTGTAAAAGAAAGTTTTTCCATAGAAGATTCTAAAGATAAAAATCAACACGGAACAGTTGTTACTTTTATTCCTTCACCTGACGTATACAATTTAGAACCAATAGAAATTCACTTTGAAGACTTATTAGAAATGTGTAAAAATTGGTCTTATTTAACTAAAGGTGTTGAATTTATACTAATTAATAACCTAACTAATGAAAAAGTAATCTATAAATCTTCAAACGGACTTATAGACTTTTTAAAAGATAATATCACAAAGCCGATCCATAAAACTCCTCTTCATATTACCTTAGAAGAAAATGGAGTGGAATGTGAAATTGCTATGCAGTGGGCGGCCGCCCGAAACGAAAAATGGTTCGTTTTCACAAATGGATTGGCAAATAGTGAAGGTGGTACTTCATTAACGGGAGTAAAAACTTCTTTAACGAACTTCTTCAAAAAGAAATTCAAAGGAATATTCACTCCAGATATAGCAAGAAATGGACTTTATTATGCAATTAGTTGTAAAGTTCCAAATCCTTCTTTTGCTAATCAAACAAAAACAAAAGTAAATAATCCAGAGCTTCGAGGGCTTTGTCAACGAGCAACCACTCAAATGTTAGAGGATTTTGAAAAACGACATAAAGATGAGTTTGAAAAAATTCTTGACTTACTAACAAAAGAAATGAAAGCTGAAGTTGCTGCAGAAAAAGCAAGAAAACAAGTTCTTGAAGCATCGAAAGAAATTGAAAAGAATCAAAAGAAAAAAGTTTTTGCTTCTGACAAACTAAAAGATGCTGAATTTTTGGGAGAAAATTCTACTTTATTAATCGTTGAAGGTAATTCTGCTATGGGTGGTATTGCACAGGCTAGAGATTACACAAAATATGGAATCTTAGCAATTAGAGGTAAAATTATTAATTGTCTTTCTAATCCAGAAGAAAAAATTTTTAAAAACGAAGAAATTAAACTTCTTTTAAGTGCAATGAACATTGTTCCAGGAAAATATAACGCTTCAAAACTACGTTATGGAAGGATAGCTATTTGTACTGACGCGGATAGATTTAAAATCTTAAAACTGTCCTAAAATGCTTTACTCTTTATCAAGAGGGTCCACATATAAATGTAAGGATGGTTTACATATTGTGGGCTAACGGTCAACTAAGTCGAAAGGCTAAGGTGGTAAGAGAGCCTAAGTCCTAAAAGGATATGGTAATACCGTGGGAATCAGAATTAATCCATTCTTACTATAAACTCGGAGGTGAGGATATGGTAGGAATATATAAAATAACAAAAAAATCAAATGGTAAAAGCTACATAGGTCAATCAAATGATATTGAAAGACGCTTTATGGAACATCAAGGGAAAAATGAATTAGCTATTGACAAAGCAATTCAAAAATATGGATATAAAGCTTTTACCTATGAAGTTATTGAAGAATGTACTTTAGATGAATTGGATGAAAAAGAGCAATATTGGATAACTTATTATAATACTTATAAAGGCTTTGGATATAATTGTAATGCTGGTGGTGGCAACTCTCGTGGCGAAAATAACGGTAGGACTAATTTAACAAATGAAGATGTTGCATATATAAGAGAATGCTATGATTTACATATGCGGCGAAAAGAAGTGTATGAGCAATTTAAAGATAAAATTGCATTTGATTCTTTTGCTTCAATTTGGGACGGTACTACTTGGAAAGATATAAAACAAGAGGTTTATACAAAAGAAAATAAAGATTATTATATGTATCACGCCACTGATGGTGAAAACTCTTTCACTGCTACACTAACAGATGATGAAGTGATAAATTGTAGACAAAGATATGTAAATGAAAGTGCTAAAGAGATTTATCAAGATTATAAAGACAGATTAAGTTATCAAACATTGCAGCAAATTTTATGGGGTCGTTCCTATAAACACTTGCCAATTTATAGTAAGAAGAAAAAAGAATGGATTAATAAATGAAGCCTGTAACGACTATCCCGGGTGAGACTGGGAGTACTGGTACTATTGATACGTACTGGGAAAGAGCATTCTCCTTTATGGAGTAAAATATAGTCTGGGCCATTGGAAACAATGGAATTACTGAGCGATGGAAGTCATATTGGTCTTTTGATAATGGCAGCATTAGAATATCTTGCTCCAGAGTTTATTCAAGAAGGACGTTTATGTTGGCTACGTTCTCCTCTTTATATTATTGATAACAAAGGAAAAGAAAGTTATTATTTCACTGATGAAGAATTTAATAAAGTTAGAAATAAAATTAAAGGGGAAGTAACAAGAGCCAAGGGACTAGGTGAACTCCCTGCAGAAACTGCAAGAGCTTCTATGTTTACCGAAGAATATCAGAGAATGGATGTATTGGAA